TGGAGATTTCAAACTTGCTGTCAATAACGCTGAAGGTGGACTAGGCAAATTTAAGGCTGGGTCTACTGCGATCTTTGATGCAGTCAAAGCAAACGCAGTCACTTTTGGTCTTGCGGCCGGAGCCGCACTGTTTACTTTTGCAAAAGCAGGAGTGGACGCTTTCCAAAAACTTGCTATCGAGTCAGGCAAATTTGCTGACGCAACAGGACTAGCCGTTGATCAAGCGTCGCGCTGGGTTGAAGTCTCTGGTGATATTGGTATTGAGACAGGGACTGTTGAAACCGCTATAGGCAAAATGAACAAGGTTCTAGGCACTTCGCCTGGCTTGTTTAAAGAGTTAGGCGTTGAGGTTGCGACCACCAAAGACGGCACAAAGGACGCCAACGAAACTTTCTTAAATGTCATTGACAGACTTCAAAAGATTAAAGACCCAGCCGAAAAAGCAAGAGTGGCGACGCAGCTTCTCGGCAAGGGCTGGCAGTCAATGGCTGAACTCATTAACCAGGGTTCGTCAACTCTTAGAAATTCTTTAGCGGATGTCAGTGAATCAAAGGTTATTGATGCTGAAGAATTAGCAAAAGCAAAAGAATACCGCGACACAATGGACGCCTTGAAAGGCAAGTTTGAGGACATCTCACTTGCTTTAGGTCAAGAACTTGTCCCACTTTTAACAGATGCGGCTTCATGGTTAGAGAAGATTTCTAGTTACGAAATCGGTGAAAACAGCACTCTTGGTTGGATTTTTAAACTAGGCAAATGGAACATTGACCGCACGTTATATCCGTTCAAGAAAATAGCGGAAGCAGTTGAAGCGATAGCGGGTAGTGGTAAAGATGCTGAAGTTTTGCCCGAAACGATGCGATCGGCGGCCGACGAAACAGACAGATTTAACAGGGCCGCACTTAATCAAATCCCGCAGATAACAAACACTTTTGAGAAACTTGCTGGTCAAGTCAAAAAGACTGCCGACGAATATTCCGCCGATACTTGGGAACGTTTCTACGAGGACCAAAAGCAGATCATTGACGTCATCAACCCCGACAAGATTGACAACTTCCGATTGAAGTTAGACGACCTCGCTGGCGTCATGTCTGCCGATACTTGGGAACGCTTCATGACGGACCTAGACGACCCGATTGTCAGGATTCTTCCGGACAGACTTGACAAGGTTCGAGTGGCGACACAACGCGTCTACTACGAACTCAAAAACGCTAGCGATGCTTGGGATATTTTGACGGGCAACCTCAATGAGGAGGTGGCGTTAGACGACGCCAAGATTGCACTTGAGGAACTTCAAATTGCAGCCAATAACGCTTTTGGAAGTGGCAGTCAAAAGTTGATTGACGAGTACGACATAAAGGCCGCCGAGTTTGCTGATCAACTTTCCAAGATCGCTGGTGAGATGGACAACATCTCATCCAAACAAATCTTGTTTAAGTTTAAAACTGAAGGTCCAGCAGCTGCACTTGAATACGCACGATACCTTGCGCGTGGTGCCGAGTACGGCGGACTTAGCCAGTACGACGCATTGACACTTGCGGGTATCTCGGGTGGTCTGCAGTTTCGTGCGTCGGGTGGACCGGTCAGGCAGGGCGGTTCTTACATTGTCGGTGAGAAGGGACCAGAGTTGTTTACGCCTGGCTCGTCTGGGAGCATCACACCAAACAACGCTTTAGGTGGAGCAAATATCACGGTCAATGTGAACGGCGGAGACCCAAACAGCATCGTTAGAGCACTCCAACAGTACGTCCGTCAGTCGGGCCCAGTACCGCTAAACACTCGAGCAATGTAATGGCAAAAATTGTTTGGACTGTCTCTTGGTCTGGGGGCTTTTATGACATCACCGACCGTGTTTTGTCGTTAAACATTAATAGCGGCCGTGAACAATATTTGGACACTTATTCGGGTGGTCAATGCGTTATTACATTTAACAACAACGACAATTATGCCGCCACCATTCAATACGGTCAAAAAATAACCGTTACTGGCACATATGCACCAGGTTCTTTTACTTGCGATTTTTGGTTGCAAAAAATAACTTACAACGATTACCCAGGCGAAACAGGTTTAAGCACAGCCACCCTCGTTTGTGCTGATTGGATTAGTCGTGCAGGTCGAATCCAAGCAACTAATTTTGTTATTTCTCAAGCCTCTACTGGTAACCAGTTAGAAAGTTTTGAGTACCCAAACATTTTACCTTTCGACATGGAAGTAAGTAGTTTTGGTTCAGGTTCAATTGCTAGCGGAACTACTTACACCGGCACAGTTAACAACTATTTAAACTTTTTGGTGACTACTGAACGAGGTTATGTCTACTTAACCAATGCCGCCGTTGCTTTTGTTGGGCGTAGTTATGTTTCTAGCCTTGCACCAATTGCAACAAAAATAGGTCGTACACCATCAACAACACGGATTGCATACCAACAGTTTGAACGCATAGCGGCAGGTTTTGAATTTATTAATACGGCAACTGTTTCTCCTAACGGGCTGGCTAGCCAAACCAGTACTAACGCCACTTCTGTTTCAACATACGGCCCTGCGTTTTATTCTTCATCAACAGTTGATTACACAACTACGCAAGCCAGCGGTAACGCCGACTGGATTGCAAACAATTTTGACGACCCAACACAAGAACGGTTCACTTGTTCTTTTAGTGATGTAGCGCAAAACGCCACGGCTTTAGGTTCTTGGTTAAACCAATGTTTTGGTTCAAGCAACAGAACAGTTAATTTTGAGTATCGGCCGCCGAACCAACTTAGCGATTACAGTCAAGACATGGTGATGGAAGGCTATAAAATTAACGTGACGCCTGAGCAAACAACTTTTGATTTGTCGTTTAGTCCTTTGACTTACTACCAGTTTTTCACACTTGATTCATCAACTTTAGGTATTTTGAACACCAGTCGACTCGGCTGGTAAAGGAGAAAACATTATGGCAGAATTTGGAACGTTCACCTCGGGCAGTGTTTTGACTGCAGCCGAATTAAATGCTGCGGGCGCATGGACATCGTTTACCCCGTCTTGGACAAATTTGACAGTCGGTAATGGTGTTGTTTCGGCAGCATATTCAAAGTTTAATAAAATCCTTTTTGGGCGTGTGTATTTTGACTTTGGTACAACTTCGTCTTTAACAGGCGTTTTGCTGATGACCCTTCCTGCGTCGTTGACACAAAACACGGCTTCACAAGAAACCATTGGTCAAGCAAGCATTACAAAAACAGGTGTTTATCCTACTCCAGGCATTGTTTCTGTTTATAGTTCAACAGCAATACAAATCCAAACTTGGCTAAGTAGTGGCACTTACCCTTCGGTAAGAAATGTTGAGCCGGGCGTACCTGTCGCTTTTGCGTCAGACAGTAATGTCTCTTTTGAATTTACAACACGATTGGCTTAACAATGATCACAGCAACATGCAAAAATCAGCCTTGCGGACAATACGACATTAACTACAACTTTTACGGTGACCCTGCAGAAGTCCAATGTGGCGAATGTGGTACTGACTGCGAACTGACCGACCCACAGCCCGACCCGATCAGACCGCCTAACCCCATTGACTCGACAACACCATGAAAACTCTCGCCGTAGTCGCCGCTCTCGCCATCGCACTTATGCTGGTCATCACCAGCTGCAGTGACCGCACTCGATACAACTGCCAAGAAAACCCAACCGCAGAAAGATGCAACACATGATCGCCTCAACCATCACCGTCACCACTAGCCCGACTTTGCTGGTAGCCGAAACCGCTAACGCGACCCGCACCATCTATTTTGAACCAACAGGAAACGATGTCCATATCGGCGGGTCAGCAGTCACTACCACCACAGGACTGGTCACTAAAAAAGACGTTATTACGATGATGATTTTGCCACCACAAAACTCGTTGTATGCGGTCACGGCCACAGGCACAGTCACCGTTCGACTTATGGTTCCTGAGGGCGATTTCTGATGCCTAGAAGGTTCACAAACGGCGAGATCAAAGCCCGCCTAATATTGATTGTTGGCGTTACCTTGGCGATCACTTTTGTGCTGAGTACAGCGGCTCTGCTATTTGGACTTTTGTTCGTTACGCAACCGCTTGAAGTAAGCCCCAATGACACTTCGGCATGGGATCTCCTCAAGCCAATGATGCTATTTCTCACAGGGAGTTTGACCGGAGTCCTCAGTGCAAATGGAATCAAGGACCGAGAAAAGGAAAAACATGACGAAGCGTAATTACACAGGATCAACCGACGCCCGAGGCAATGTACGTCGCATGGGCACACTCAAATTTATGGACTACTGCACCTTCCTGTTCGGTGTCAAAAACATTGGTATCTATGCTGACCGTGGGATGCGCTCAGACCCCTCTAAAAAGTCCACACACGCGACATGGAGGGCGATGGACCTCAAAGGCACGGTTGAACAACGAAAGGCTTTAAACGAGTTCCTAGTCGCTCACGCCGACCTCCTCGGTTTGGAGGAGCTGCACGCTTACGACGGTACGGGTGTCCCGCTCAAGTGTGGCAAATGGGGCGCCGGCTGGCGCTGTGACCGTGACGCTTGGAAGGTGTGGACCGACAAAGCGAACGGTGGAACACCTGGAGCCGACTGGACTCATATTGAGATTGATCCTGCGCACGCGGATAGCGTTGCCCTAGTAGATCAGGCATTTGCCCAGATATTTAAGCAATAACTTGACTCCCGACTGACAAGTCGGTAAACCTACTCCCGACCTCGGAAACCCGACTCAGGAGGAAAGATGCAATTATCACTGTTAGCGGAACTTGATGTTCCCGCCGAACTGCTCAAGTATGAAGCGTTCAAAGAAGCAAACCCTTGGGTGCTTCCCAAATTGACTCGAATGTGCTTTGAACTGAAAGACCGTGGCTTTTGGCATTACGGCATCGCAGCACTTGTTGAGGTATTGCGTTACGAGTACGCGCTCACTAACGACCCGTCATCAGAGTTCAAATTCAACAACAACTACAAGGCTTTTATGGCCCGTGAAATCATGCAAAACAACGTTCTGTTAGACGGCTTTTTTGAGACACGCAAGTCCGTCGCAGACCTATCGGAGGATTACTGAATGAACCTTAAACGACTAGCACTTTTAGCAATAACGACTTACGGCTTATGCGCACTATGGGCAATTACGGGCGTACAAGAAACAACCGCCGACCTCAGCATCGCACCCAAGCAAACGATCACACTTCAGGACTTGACGCCCCAGCAGCTGCAGGAACGCGCAGTCGAATTGACATCAACGACCAGCACCACAACAAGCACCACCAGCACAAGTAGCACAGTTCCGTTTACGCGCCTGGCTGACTTCCACCCTGACACCAAATGCCAAGAATGGTTCCAAACTGCGATCACTGTCGGATGGCCCAACAACACTGAGACCCTAGAGAAGTTGGGTCGCCTGCTGTGGAAAGAAACAAGGTGTCAGAATGTCAGTTACACGCACCCCAAGTTCAACGGCCACGATCACGGGATCGCACAAATTAACGAGATTCATCGTTCATATGTTGAGCAAGTTTTCAATATGCCGATGGAAGAATCCATGTCTGATCCGACCTTGAACCTCAGGTTTGCCTATCTGCTGTACTCCGATATCGCTGAAGGTGGCGGATGCGGTTGGAGGCCGTGGCGATTGTGCTGAACATCTACCGACCCGACTGGCAGACCGACGCCGCCTGCCACGACCTACCACTCGACTTGTTCTTCCCTAGTTCCGGTATGCAGTCGCTACGAAACATCAATGTTATTAAGCCTTTTTGTTTGGCTTGCCCAGTGCACGTGGAATGTTTGGCGTATGCACTATCGCATCCCGATGAGCGCGGTATTTGGGCTGGGACGACCGAGAACGACCGTCGCAAAATCAGGTCAAAGAACTTTGCGAACACTCAGTTGGCTAAGAACGCAGTACCCCTCGTCTATAGTGACGGGAAATACCGACAGATCAAGGAGACCCGACCGTGATGGATCAACTAGCCGAAATGACCGCTGTGATCACTAAAGCCGAGATAGCGATGAAGGCTGCGACTTGGCAGATTGAACGCCTCAGGGAGGATATGACGATGCTTAGGAAAGCGTTGTTTGAGTTGGCTTATGTTGCTGAGGAGAACGGTATCTATCTGTCTAATCTGACTAAGTCAACGCAGGATGCAATCGTGGCCATGCGTCTCGGTGGGTTCAAGTGAACTGCCAAATCTGCGACGCCAAACAAACGACCGCTGATCTTCGGATGCGTGACTATTTGCGTGGCATCTGTTTGCTTTGTGCCGA